CCACTCTTGAGGAGTGGGCTGCTCCACGAGCGTCGGCGGATGATAGACCGCGCCTGAGATTGCCTTGCCGAAAGAGCTTAGCCCCGAGCGAATACCCATCTAAAATCCCCCTAGAGTGCGTGCGTTCATCTCGGCTACTTCCTCCGCCCACGTCTGCTTGCGATCCGTGACGGCGGGCTCGGACTCCGCCCGGTATTCCGCCCGCAGCATCTCGAGGCGGTCATAGTCGGCGGCGGTCCATCGGCTGCCGAGGTCAAGACCCATCCCCAGATACCTGAGCGAGTCGAGTCTGTGAAAGGTTTCTTTGTCGGCGATCTGCTCGGTGGTCTGTCCGGATTCGTCCATCTTGCGGTGGTAGGTGCCGAGCTCATCCCTTAGTCCGGAGAGTGTGTCGAACACATGTAGCCGGCGAGTCTTAAACAGGCCCACCACTCGGTCGATGCCTATCTCCACATCGGGGATCTTCGGAGCGAGTAGGTGGACGCCCTCCTGGGACCAGTCGCGACGCCACTGCGTCTCCGATTGCGCCCCGCCCCAGCCCGTGACGAAGTTCGTTCCCTCGACGCGATTCCTCACGCGCCGAGCATGTTCCTTGGTCGTGAGCCCGCCTTCGAGCGACTCGTGATAGGCGTAGTAAATGTTCCTGGCTGGATCCAGTGCCAGGTAGAGGATCGCCGTATGTGCGCCACCAAAGTCCACGCCGATGTAGCGTGGCCACTCGGGCGGGATCGAAAATGGGTGGACCAGATGCCCGCCCTCTTCGACGTAGTTGTCGGTGTAATCCTCATAGATGAGGCCTGATGGCCGGACAAACTGGCCTTCGTAGAACATGGCGTATTTCCACGCCGGCAGAGTCGCTTTCATGCGCTCCATCTCTTCGGCGGGGAATGCAGGGTTAGCGGTCGAGGCGAATTGGATTACTGCATAGTCGGGATCGCCGGCCCGCCAGCGGTCGTAGACTTGGCTCTTCAGCCAGCCCAGGTTGTAAGGCGTGGTCGTGATGAGCGCCCGGCCTTGGTGAAGGCTCAGACGTCTCTGGATAGCTTCCCAGGCTCCCAGGCGGAAGGTTGACTGTCCGGCCTCGTCAAGCCACGCCGCCTTTGCCGTCGCGCTCTCCAGGGATTCGGCGTTGGTTGCCGAGCCGAAGATGACGCGCGATCCGTCCTTCATGTTGAAACACTTGGAGGTCTCGCGCCATTCGCCCAGGTGAAGGGTATGCTCGAAGAGCGATCGGAACTCGGGGAGCATCTTGAGGTTCAGCAAGGGAAACGAGGCCGTGACGGCGAGATAATCGCCGGGGCCGCGCTTCTGGATTTCCCTCAGCAGCCAGATCGGACCAAAGGCCGTCTTGCCACTTTGGCTGCCGGCGAGCATGAGGACAAACCGCCGATCGCAGCGGTAGACCTGCGACTGCCCGGCATGGAAATTGAAATGGCATTGGTTCTTCTCGTCAATCCACTTCAGTTCCGGCACTTGGAGCCTCCGTCATGTGGATGAGGATGCCGAGCGGTTGGTCTGGGGCGTTTGCCAGCTCGTGCCGGCTAGTGTCGCCGTAGACTTCCCGGCGGTGGCATTTGAGAAGGAAGATCAGCAAGGTATCGGAGCTCTCCCGCGCTCGCTTCCACGCAGTGGCGACCAATGTGTCGACCGCCTCGTCCTCGGCCTCTTTCCACGCCGCAGCGAACCTCGCGTTCCTGTCCCGGGTCCGGTATGCATGCTGCCGGCTGATGCCGGCGGCTTGGCAGGAGGCGCGAACGTTGGCGGAGTTTCGGAAGGCTTCGAGGAAGGTGGGCTTCCAGTCCGGACGTTTAGTGCTCATGTCAACCTCGGTTCATTTAAGCAACGCTCAGAGTACGCAGTGAAGTCTGGGCGGATTAGCGTAAGCAATGGCCCAGTGCCGACCTGCTTGTCGCAACGCTCTGAGCTTTAAGAGTGTGACTTAAGCATTCAGTCCATTGCGAATGCTGTGTCGCAATGCGGCCATTGCTTACGTAAGTCGGCCATTGCTTACGTAACGCTCTGAGCAGAATTAGAGCATGCTCAGCACGTGCACAGCTTTGGCGCCAGACCCATGCCGGCCAGGCGTTCGAGGATAACGGCCACATACTTGGGCTCTAGCTCCAAGCCGAAACCCACGCGTCCGGTCTGCTCCGCCGCGACCAGCGTTGTGCCGGATCCGAGGAAGGGGTCGTACACCGCCATGCCGGGGGACGAGGTTTTAGGTGTCACCATGTCGCCCCCTCACGTTACGTTAACGCCCAACAGCGTCTAAGAACCTTCGTTTCCCGATCCAGCTCTCATACGCCTCGCGGTTCTGTTCCCACGTTCCTTCACGCTTCCACCACTGAGGCGCTAAATCAATGAGCTTTTCGATCACGTCCTGCTTGGCCCAATGCGCGGCTACGTGATGCTCGCGGCAGAGCGGGACTGTTGGAAGAAGTGCTACTTCGGTCTGAGAACGGCGCTGTCTGCACAAAGGCCAATGGTGCCAATCGGTGGCGGGTGCCGAACAAATCAAGCAACGCTCATTGTTCACCATCCGGCATCACCTCTGGGCAGAACTCCCAATGAGTCTTGGCGTGTTTACGGCAATTGCAGGTAGGACAAGCGCAACAGAGATTGTCTGGGTTGTTCGACCCACCACGCACAATCGGAATCATGTGATCCACGTGGTACTTTCCAGCTAAGTCATCACGGGGTCTGTGGGCAGGTCAGTCATCGTTACTTCCTTTTTGGAAAGTATCAGCGTTTTCCTTTTTGAAGTGTACCTGTTGTTCCGGCTGACTGGTCGCGTTCCGGTAGTCGTCAAGGCGAGCCCGGAGGAGGCCTATCGCTTCAGCTTCGGCCAGTTCTTTGTTGCCGAACAGCCGAGGTCCACGTGCCAAAAGGACTTCCTCAGCTGCGTCCGCGAGATTTCGACAGGCCTGGTCGGCCAGGGTGTTTACCACGTTGATTACCTGCGTCCCGATGATTTGCTCCGCAGGCGTTTGGCCTCGATATATGCGGGCTCGCGGCACGTAGTCGCAGTGGTCTTCGGGAGACGGGTGGTCGCGCTCTACGGGCCTGCCGATGGTCCATCTTCCCTCTCCACGCCGGAACCTGTCCATGAAGCCCCAGGGCCATTCCGCCTTGGTCGGGAAGCCCTTCCACGGGTCGTCGGGAAAACAGGCCATCATGTCCTCGAGATTGTCTTCGCTTGCCCGCCACCAGTCCAGGAACTTGCCGTGCGCCTCGATCCTGTCTTTGCCGCAATAGGGTCCCACTATCTGCAAGCACAGTTCCGAGAGCCATTTGGCTGTCTCTGCGAGTGGGCTCCTGACCGTGAGATTGCAAAGCTCCTTATGACTCAGCATGTCCATCTGATCCTCCTTTTGTGTCCTAATCCTTAACCACACACGGGTCTAGGAATCCGAAGCCAGGAGGCAACATGCCCCCCCTACTGGGTTATATCCAGCGTTTGAATCGATTCTCTTTGATCGGCTTCGTTCCGTGTGACCTGCCACCGTCCTCTTGCCCATGGCAGTGACGGCAGTACGTCTGCACATATGCTGGGTCAAAAGGATCGAGGCCTATTCGCACAAGCTCTTCAATGGGTGGTGCATGATGAGCGTGCGGATGGGACACCACTTTGCCGCACTCATGGCACCGATACCCATCACGGGCAAACGCGGCGAGCCTACATGGTTGCCATCGTCGGTCTCTGTACACGCTCTTGGCGAGCGCTGTGCTCAGATTGCTCTCATCCGCCTAATGCGCCCTCTGCAGCGCGCATATTCTTCAAGCGTCAACCAGACACGCCCGTTCTTATAGCGCACCCACACTTTGCCGTTCTGCCCAAGCTCAGGATCGCGCTTATATGTGCGGTTCTTCTTCGCCTTCACTTCCGGCTGCCAATCATTATTAGCCATGTGCTGTTCCTCCGGCAGACGCTCTACTGTGCCGTCGTACTGCAGTTGCATCAGCACGTCACGCCTCCTTCGTCCGCCGCATGATCCTCACTGTGTCCCTGAGCTCGCATATCCTCATGCTCCAAGGGTTAGCAAATTCCCTGCTGCAGAGCGGGCAAATGTGCATGCGTCAACCTCCCAATAAGGGTTAGGTTTTGCGGCAAGAAGGGGAATAAAAAAAGCCCGGCAGATAGCCAGGCTGAATGGATTTAGGGCGCGCGACGCCCAACCAATATCCGAGGTCGATTATGACACTGTGCGCCTACAGCGTCAAGACGTACTCTTCTGGCGTCTTTTCACGGCAAAAAAAAGAGCTGTGATTGCGATCTCCAGGGCATCATCAAAGAACTTGCGACCGTACCGGCCACGCGGCATCTGCAAGCGCTCGACAACCTTGATCCAACCCTTGTGCTCTTCCCATAGGCCTTTGCGGTAATACCAGTGAAGCAGATTCCAGGCCCAAGGATTCACCGCGCCGATATAGACCATGCCTTGATTGATTGCTCGGTTCTGGCACATAATCCGATACTGGCGATCGCACTTGTCCAGTTCGATGAAATCGCCGTCGCCTGTAGCCGTTCCTGTCGGCAAGTCGGCCATGCTGGATTCGAACGCCTTGTACTCCTCTAGCGCGATTCTCAGAGCGTCGGAGCTCGTGAACCTCCAGTTCCAAGCTGCCGTCTGCCTCGATTCAAGCGCCGGATGATGCAAGTGGCTCATATGACCGTCCCTAAATCGCTTTTTTCGCCCTACCCTTAGAATGTCCCCAGTTCAGCATTTCGTCGCGGCCTTGGGGTATCTCGTGCACGATTTGGGCATATAGCAAGGTTTGGTCATGCCGCGCTCCTCCTCGCCAGTTGCACCGCGTTACTCATGTGCGCCGCCTTGCAACACGCTCCATCCCTGCGAGGTAGCTCTATCCATCGCCTCGTCCACGATCCTGAACGTCTGCCGCATCCCATCGAACTTGAACGTCACTGGTTTGCCTGGGTTGCTATGCCGCGATTTCGCCACGATAAACCGGCCCTCGCTTTCCCCGTCCACGTCGATTGCGTCGTCTCGAAATACGATGATGATTTGGTCCGCGTCTGCCTCGAGCGCTCCCGATGCCCTCAGATCGAACATGGTTGGCGCCGTGATCTTTTGCTTGTCGCCTGGCCTCGAGAGCTGGGACAGCACCATGACCGGCACCTCCCGTTTGCGAGCCATAGACTTGAGCCCTCTCGAGAGCTTGGTAGTGCCTTCCTGCGCGTTGTCGCGTCCCATGTCCATAAGCCCGATGTAGTCAACGATCACAAGGTCCGGCTTGTACTCTTCGATTCGCGACTCGAGCCCGGACAGTGTGCGGTCCTTCTGCAAGATGATGTTTTCGTAGTATGGGAAGTTGGCCGCCAGATCAAAGGCGTCTTTGTCCACTTCCGTCAGCCTGCCGCGATAGAGCCGGTCAGTGTCCAGGCCCCAATGCTGAATCATGCGCAGCGCCACTTCCTCCTCGTTCATCTCGAGCGTATCGAACAGGACGACCTTGTTACGCTTCGCCACGTCATAGGCCGTATTCAGACAAAACGCCGTCTTGCCGCTGCCTGGGTATCCGGCCACGATGCAAAGCCAGCCGGGCCGCATTCCTCGAGTGCGTCGGTTCAACGGCTCCCAGGGAAAGTCAACGCTTGGCGGCATGGGTTCGGTCTTGAATCTGGCCACGTCGCGTATGGCATCCAAGAGCGTTGGCCTCTTTGGATTCTGGGAAGACTTGACAAGCCTCTTCAGTTCATCGGGCGAGCCGCCGTGCCTTAGCCAATCGCTCACATCGCCCTTCTCGGGCAGTCCAGGCAGTTCTATCGTCTTAACCGATGCAACGCGCCCCGTGAGGGCTTCTGTGACCGTCTGCGCGTGCTTGCGTCCTGGCTCGTCATTGTCGGGCAGGATAACGACGTGCGCGCCCTCGAGAACTTTGGTATATCCATCGGTCCACTTGCCCGCGCCTCCCGCGTTGGTGGTCGCTGCAAATCCAAGTTGCTCGAGACTGTGAACGTCCTTTTCACCCTCGACAAGGAACACACGCCGGCCAGCCGCTACGGCCTCGAGAACTTTGGGCAAGTGGTAGAGCACTCGCTCAGTGTCTCCTAGCCTCCACTCCCAGCCGCCGTTGCCGTCCGGCTTGCGTTGCCTGAAGTCCTTCGGCAGATATCGCACCACTTGGAATACAAGCTTGCTGTCCGGGCCAACATAGTCATACGTTGCCGCGATCTCTCGAGACTTCGGCTCTGTCTTTTCGGGCATAAGGTCCGCAAGGGTCAGGCCAAGCGCCTCCACAATGTGCTCCGTGTCGCACCCGGCGTGGCACTTGAGCAGAATCCGCTCATCGGTTCCGGTTGCAATGGAAAGGCTTTGGTGCCGATCCTCGTGTCCAGGGCAGCAGGCAAGGTAGCCTGACGATTGACGCTTGACGTTGCGGAACTTGGCAAGAAACTCGTCAATCTCCATTGTCGCCACCCCAGATGCGATCAATCTCATCAAGCACGGAAGGCGGTTTGGTCATAAACTTCTCCGCGTGTTCTGCGTCTCGGAAGATAAGCGTCAGGTTGTTGAACTGCTTACCACCGGTTTGCG